TACTCTAAAAAAGATGATATCTGCACCCTAGAAAATGCCTATGTTATTCGCCAATGGGGAACAACTAAAGGCTTGGGCGAACTGGCGTTAGCTGGTAAGCAAGCAGGCACTAAATTAGATAAAGCGGGCCATGTTGAGTTCCACATTTTAACAGTTGTTGCCACTGTTACCTGTGACGACAAAAAGTGGGATAGCGAGTTATCCTGATGGCCTTAGCAACTCACATAGTTGCTAGCCTAGGCGAAGATAGCCAAACCGCTGGTATTAAAGGCGGCTACGGCGACGGCTACGGCTACGGCTACGGCAACGGCTACGGCAACGGCTACGGCGACGGCTACGGCTACGGCTACGGCTACGGCGACGGCTACGGCTACGGCTACGGCGACGGCTACGGCGACGGCTACGGCGACGGCTACGGCGACGGCTACGGCTACGGCTACGGCTACGGCGACGGCTGGTAATTTAATGTACAAGCAATCCATAATCTGTTATAAGGGTAAGTAATATGATTAAACATAAACGCATATCTGACGATGGCCTTGAGGTCTATCTGCAAGGTACGCAGAGCAAACATAGAGGGCTAGGCTATAAAGTCTTCGCTATCCTAGTCGAGGCTGAAGTCAACGTATCAAATCTGGCACGGGCTTTCAAAGTAGCTCGTGCCACGATTGAACGTTGGCGGGATATATATAAGGAAGAACAGGCTAAGGCTGATAAAGAATTGGAGTTGGATAGCAAGTAAGTTATATTATGCTTATGAGTAAAACAACCAAAAAATCATTCACACTATTAACTTTAAGCTTGCTAGTTGCCCTAGCCCTGTTTAGCTATTCAGCTGTCAGGTACGAGCAACACAGAGTAAGCGTAAACCAGCACAATGCCGCAGTCGCTAAGATTGCCAGTGACGCAGAAAAGGCAAGAGTCGAACTATCAACCGTTCAGACCGCTACTATTACTAAGCTGACTAGTGATAAAAAGGCTGTTTGTGACTATGTTTTAACACTAGCCCAAGCTAAAGCTACCCGTGGCTTAGTCACCGTACCCGTCAACGCTTGTAAGTAATAACAACTTAAAAACAAAAACATGATTCTAATAACTACTAATGAGATAGTCACTTCACTGGTACTTTATTCGATTGTCCACGCTATTATGTGGTCAGTTAATCATTTCGAGAAGATAGTCTACGCCTTTATACGTAGTGAACGGGGCAGACTGATTCACGGACACGTTAAGCAACAGCACCGACAGTCGGCTAATGATTGTCGTATCGGTGACTGTGCGCTAATCAGTTCTATATTAGATTAACGGGTCTACTGGTGTAACGACTGGCTCAACAGGTACAGCAGGGATTGCTGCAGTTTCCGCCTTATAACTTGATGCATTTGACACCCAGCTTCCTACTATTTTTGCTATCTTTTTATATCCGGCACTCATGCCAAAGTGGTAAATCACAAACGCGAAACCGACTACCTGTAGCGTATGACTGCCTAGGAAGTTAGGGTTAACGCTACCGTACTGGATTACGCCAGCCGCAAACGTGAACACAAACGACGCAGCGGTCAGTAGGTAGGCCGTAGCGTTCTTAGCTAGGGCTTCTTGCTTCTTGACGTTGTAATGCCGCTTATACAGCTCGACAAGACCGCTAGAGGCAATTGCGCCACCGGCTATCAAGCCGAACGTGTAGTAACTGCTGGTCGGTATGCTTAATGCGTATGCATATACCTGATGCGCTAGGTTAATATATCTGTCCATTACTTTCTCCTTGTTTGTTTAATACCGTCAATAAAGCGTTCCAGTTTACCGAGCATGATAGCTGGCCCATCGGATAGTTTCAGGCTGTGCGTAAAGGCCCGTTCAGCGATTGTCTTAGCGGTGCCGAAGATGTCATTTTCTGGTACTAGGATGCTCATTGGTACGCCGTACCATAGATTAGCGTTAGCGACTTTCTGCGTCCGACCGTAACGGATACCATCTTTTTCAAACACACTTACTAACGGTACTGCTGTGTATGGCTTTAATGGTACGGCTGAACCTTTTTGGTCTAGATCGTGTATCTGGATAGTTTGGCTGTTGCGTGACTCGAACCACTGGACAGCTCTGTCTAGCTGTAACGGGCTATTGGTAGTTTTCCAAGCATTGGTATTAGTGGTTGGTTCAACTTGCAGGGCTGGGCTAGTCGGTGCTTCAACGTGTAACGGTTCTGTGGGTAGTGGTGGGGTAACTACTAATACAGGTACAGGTGTACTGGTATCGGTCCGAGTCACGCCGCCATAGTTAGCTGGTGGCAAGACTGGCGGGGGTACAACAACTTCAGGAACTATGACGTTATCGGCCGTGTTAATCCAACCACCTTGATTGGTCGTAACATCACCCGGTCGTCCAGCGGTCTTAGTAATGTTAATTAAGTCAGGACGGTTCGGATAAGTATTAAAGATGTAGTAATCACCCTCTGGCAAGTCTGCGACAGGGTTGGCGTGATTGCCAGCGTTAGTAGCAGTGCCGTAACCGAGTACGTCTTTAACCAGTACGTATGGAGCGGTCGATGGGGCAACGACTGGGGCGTAGGGCAGAGCAGGGGGTGGCGGTGGTTCTACTGGGGCAACTACGACGGGTACCTCTACGGGTGGTGGAGGCGGTGGGGCAGGTTGCTCGAAACTAAATATAGCCCAGCCGGTCGGTTGTCCGTATGGGCCAGGACTCTTAACCTTACCATCCCAGCTGTCAACGATCAGCTGACTATTCCAGTCATCAACCTTACAGAAGTGAGTAATCATATTAGGACGGGTATTAGCAGCGTCAAGCCACGGGTGACTGATACTCTGATAATGGAAGCGTACCTCTGCCAAGTTGCTATCAGGCCAGCCTGACGTACCGGTAGCGATAAGCTTTAGGCGGCCGTCATACTTACTAGCCGAACCCCAGAATAGGTCATCGTTAGCCCTATCTGTAGCGTCATACGCATATACGCCGTGGTCAATATAGAACTGGTTAAGAGTAGCCGGGTCAACATTTATGCCGACAGACTCAAGTAGGTTAGCGTCAGCCGTTACAAAACAACCGGCCTCGGCAAGCGTTAGACCACTGTTACCAAGTCTCTGCTGGTAATTGATTTGAGCAAACATATCTAGCCTTTTTTGTTCTTGGCAATCCAGTTAAGCATTGCATTTTTACGAGGTTTTTTATCGTCTTTATCTTCGCCTTTATTCTCTTTTTCATCTGTCTGTTTGGTCTTTTTGAGTACTTCGGATGGTGACTTAGCCACTGGATTCTCCTTTTTAAAATGCCCCAAACCTAAATGGTATGGGGCTACGTGCCTTAATAGTTGTAATTTTACAGTGTTTTATAGTATTATCAAGTCAACATGCACACAGGCCAAACACCAGCCCAGCACTCTCTTATTCCCGTAAACGATTGTGTACTCATCAAACTCGATAGAGTCGAAGTAAAAGAAGGCAAGTATCAAACCCGTACCAATGGGATAGTAGTAGCTATACCAGCAGCAAGTTTTGATGGCATAAAGCATATGTGGGAAATGTTTATTGGTAAGCGAGTCTACTTCGAGGAATATAAAGAGGGCGCACGTATTAAGCGTGATGGTCAACAGTTTTGCTTTATAAAATTTGAAGATATTAGAGGTTTTGAAGATGTCAAAATTAACTAGAGATGTAGTATTTGGCGACGAACTACACGCTAAGATACACAGCGGCTTTCTAAAGGTCTATAACGTCGCCAAAGAGTCATACGGCCCGAATGCTGGTAATGCCCTTATAGAGTACCCGTATGGCGACCCAGAGATAAGCCGAGATGGTGTGAACAACGTCCGTAAGCTAAAGTTTGAAGATGCTATCGAAAACGCCACCGCTGCCATTGCTACCCAAGCCAGTAAGCGGTCAGATGTCAGTGTCGGCGATGGTACTACTGCTAGTGTCATTCTTGCCTATCACTTCTACACGGCTGGCCGTAAGCTGGTGGCTGCTGGTAATAATCAGATGGTCGTCAGTCGGCAGATTGTCGATGCCGCCGATAAAGCTGTCGCTGAGATAGACCGCATCAAGTTACCTCTTAATCCGAAGATGCTGGCTAAGGTTGCCACAACTAGTTCAGGTGACGATGCTATTGGCGAGTTAGTAGCCGATACGATTGGTTCAATCGGAGCTGACGGGGGAGTGACCATTGAAGACTTTGCTGGTCGTGGTATCTATAACGAGATTGTTGAAGGCTTTTACTTCCGTAAAGGTCTAATCTCAGCCTACCTAGCCAAAGACCCGGCCAACCTAGAGAGTAAACACTTCAACGTACCAATTCTGATACTCGATAAGCAACTATCGTCACAGGTCGAGGCCGACGAAATCTTCGAGGCTATCCCAGATAAGTTCAAAGAGATTGTCGTTATCGGGTCAGTTATCGGTGATGCCCTTGCCTACCTAGTCCAGAAACGGCTTAGTAACAAGATGATTGTCAGTATTGTTGACCCGCCCTATGAGTCACGTAACTTCTTCTTAGAAGACTTAGCCCTACTGACTGGCGCAACCGTTATCACTGAAGGTTTGAACGCCTACGAGTTTAACGCCGATATGCTGGGCTTTGCTGCCAAAGTAGTGATAAGTACCAGTAGTACGACCTTACTCGGCTCAGACGGCGCCACAGAGGCTGTAGACAAGCGTGTGAAAGACTTGCAGATACAACTAGCAGCGGCTAGTAGTCCGATTGACATTGAAATGATCCGTAAGCGACTTAGCTGGCTCACTGGCAAAGTAGCAATTATTAGAGTTGGTGGAGCAAGCGAAATCGAACAAAGAGAAGTAAAGCTCCGGGTAATTGATGCGGTAGCAGCCTCACAAGCCGCACTCAAGGACGGCATAGTAGCGGGTGGTGGTACTACCCTTGCCCGCTTAAATGTCGGTTTTACAGAGGCTTTTGAAGCACCTTTTAAGCAGCTTGCTAGTAACGGTGGCTATAACTCAGAGAAACTTTTAACACTTGTCCAGGAAGCACCGCTTAACTACGGCTTCAATCTGCGTAAAGTGACCGACAAGCCAGTTGACCTGATTAAAGCTGGCGTGGTTGACCCTGCATTAGTTGTCAAAGAAGTTATTACTAATGCTGCATCTGTAGCGGCTAAGTTGCTGACCACTAGTAGCGGAATTATACTTGTTGACCGTGATGAGAAAAAAGACTAAATGGATGCATACGTTCTGGTATCTCTACTTGTTGTACTTGTTAGCTGTACTGCTAGCTATTGGCTGGGTTTTTATACACGTACATTAGTAGACAAAATACGAACGCTTAAGGCTGACCAAGCAGGACTGATACCAGAGCCTAAGCCAACAGTCACTATGGGTGACTATACCCCGCCCCGAGAAATCAGTGAGACAGATACCGTTACAGGACTCATCGAATCGAAAACTCCACAGCGTATCGAGTGGGAGGCGGAACAGGCCATTGAAAAAGAGGGTCGAGGCTTGTAATGGGGCAGATAATCAATGGCAAATATGTTAAAGGTAACGCTATAATGCAAGACGCAGTTCCCCGCCCTACTAGTGTTTGGAAAAATTCGGATCATGACCGACAAAGAGCTGACCACCAATGGGAATTAATTCCTCCGTTTAACAGAGATGGCACACCCAATCAGGACTTCATTTCTGCATACCCGGAAGAGAGCGCCAGCGAAGCATACGGCTTTATACCAACTTCAGAAGAAATAAGTAAGAGGAGATAATCATGGGCGATTTGAAAAATAAGGCATTAAAGACTGATAACGAAGATGCTGTTAAGCACGTTTTAACCGACGCAGAAATCAACTACTTAAAGCTATTAAACTTAACGTTGCAGTATCACACAATGGGTCAGCGGATTATGTCGGGCTTTCTGTTCTACGTTGCTACTACCCGTCTTGGCTACCCAGAGGGTGTCGACCTACAGTTTGAACTAGACCTGCAAAAAGATGACAAGGTACTGACTGTCACGCTGATGCCTGCTATTACGGTTACGCCAACTACTTAACTTGCTCAGGGTTATTTAGGAACCACTTAAATAGCACGTGAGGGGTTTCACTCCCGGCCCTAGCCTTGTTTGCCAATTCCATAAACCGCGCAGCTCCGAGCTTCTTGAGCTGCGCTGAGTAATATGGTTTGTAGTCTGGGTTTTTAATTAAGTCCACTATGTTACTAAGTACAACTTCGGGAGCTACTGTAGCTACAGTACTGTAGTTTAATTTGTTATTTACAGTACTGTACTGTAGCTCCGCGTATCTGTGGTTTGTAAAATCCACTTGTGACTACTTTCTACCCGTGGTAGTATAGAGGTATCTCTGAAGACACCCCCAACTAAGACTTGGGGGATTTTTTTACACATTTATTAAACTGACAGTCAGTGCTGGTACCTAGCTCCAAATGTGGGCAATTGTCTTATTCTCTGAAGACAATACTTAATATCATCTTATTACAAACCGCTTATAAAGTCTAGCTTAGTTCCCTGCCCCGCTTGCATATTCTTTATGCTTGTGCTACAGTCATTGGTATGTCAACAGTTAATACAACCAAAGAACAAAATGCTCAAGCGTGGCTAACATTAATCATCTGGGGCTTAATTATCATTGGAGCATTTGCCTTGAATCCGATTCTCGGCTTGCTTGCTATATTAGTACCCTTACTTTTGGCGCTGTCCTAGAACTTCGCCGCCACGACAAACGCTAGTCTATCGTAGTAGTTGACCTGACATACTGCCAAGGATACCTTGTTGCGTACCAGAGGTAGCACTGTTACCCATAATCTGAGGTAATAGACCCTCAGCAGCCTGTGGGGTGATTCCAAGCGCTTGAGCCAGTTGATTAGCCTGTGCTTGTCGTTGTGCGTCATACTGACCTGCAGCAGAGGCTGGATTGATCTTAGCCCATAGTTGGCTAAGTATACCGCCAGTACCTTGAGCACCGCCAGCGTTAGCGTACATGCTTGGTAGACCTGCCATTTCAGACGATAGCATTTGATTCTTTTGTAGCATTGGCGCAAGACTCTGCATAAATGAAGTCGCACCACTTTGACCGGCTAGGCCAGGAGCTAGGATAGCCTGTGTTCGCATTGCGTCAATTAGTTGCTGTTCGGGGTTTTGTTGTGGTTGCATAGCGGTTCCATCGTTAGCGCCGTTAATAGTTGAACCCATTGTACCACCGGGCGTAACGGAGGCACCATTAGTTAGCGGGTCAGCGGCTAGGTTGGGCGAGGTAGCAGCAACAACACCAGCAGCCGGGGCAATCTTAGCTGTCAGTGCGCCCATACGGGAGAGGGTGTTAAGGATAGCAGGATTCTGAGCGGCGTGTTGGACTGTTTTTACAGCCGTACCAAGAACGCCACCGCCATTAAGGGCGTGACCTGTTATATCTTCTAGCGGATTACCGTTAGGTAACTCATCAAGCCCTGCAGCCGTAGCAGCCCGAGCCTGCCCACCAGTTGAGGTTACGATCTGACCAACTTTTTGACCCTCTTTACCAAGATTATTGATATCAATATTCTTACTAATGTTACTAAGGATATGCTGTGCGCCAGATTCCGTACCGTTACCAGCTTGACTGATAATACCGTTAATGTGGTCAGCTAATGCCTGTGAGCCGCCAACGTCTTCAGGAGTTAGATTGCCGACAGCTTTTTGTAGGGCTTCATTGACTACTGGACGATCATACAAAGCACTTTTAACGTCATTACGCAGACCGTTGATAACGCTATAAGCAGCCCGTTGAGCTGGATCGATTGCGCCAGTTGCAGCAGTAACAGTCGGTTTAGCGTCTTGGGCAGCGTTATAAAGGTTGGTGGTTAGCTTACGCAGGGCTTCGGGGTCAGAGTTCTGTTTAGCAACACCAGCGCCCATGTCGTTAAGCTGTGACAGTAGTTTAGCAGCTGGTGAATTACTAGCCCCTATTTTGCCTCTGGCAAGCGCTACAGGGTCATACGAGCCAAGCAAGTTACCGTTAGGGTCAACTTTAGCTAGTTGGTTTTTAATAAGATCAGTGTAGTGGCTTAGGTTAACTGGGCCAGAATCAGCCAGAGAGCTGTTTAGAACGCCGTTAAGAGCGTCATTAGTAGTATTGGCGACATGTACCAAGTTAGCAGGATTAGTGCCGTCAAAACCCATATTATTAACGTGAGCGATTGAGTCTTTAGCGTTATAGAGTGATTGTAGGGCAGGCTTAACGTCTTTATAGGCGTTAGCTGTATTACTTATAAGGTCTTCGGCACCAGTTTTAGCAACCTGATCGGCTGCCATATTCTTACCAGCATTACCGACAAGTCCAGCGACACCGCCAATACCTTTACCAATCAGCCCACCAACACCCTGACCAATAGCACCTTCACCACCAGCTAGAGCAACACCGTTGCCGAGACCCTTACCCTCTAACTTATTCTCTAAGGCTTTGCCAGCAGCTGAACCAGCTCCGGCTAATCCAATATTCAAAGCAGTACCACCAACGCCAGATACAGCGTCGAGAGCGTTTAGAGGAAGACCAGCAATACCACCCAAGATACCACCAGCAGTAGGCAAGAGGTGCGTAAACCAGTTACCGCCATTACCTTGCTGAGGAGAGCCACCACCAGATGTTGCACCTTGCTGCGCCATAGTACCAGCTATCGGGCCGTCACCAATACCAGAGGATTGCGGTATATTGATCTGACTTAAGGCCGATGGGTTCTGTTGCATTGCTAGAGGATTCATTATTGAAGCCTCATATTGCTACCCTGAAGATTAGCACCTGACCCTTGTAATTGCATGCCGTTACCGCCCTGTAATTGGCTACCACTCATACTGGGTTGCAAGATATTCCCTACGGATAGACCACCACCGGATGTTTGTATACCGGCAGCGTTTAGTTGATTTTTATAAGCTTGGCTGTTCATATAAGCAGCATTCATTTGGTTTGTTTGGCCTTGTCCAGTAGTCTGCGCCCCAGCATAACCAGCCTGCGCCAGTTGATTCTTAGCAGTTGCGTAAGCCTGTGAAGCCAGAGCAATGTTAGTCTGGGCTTGCGTGTAGGCTTGCTGAGATTGAGCATATAAGGACGCTTGAGTAGCGTTTAAACCACCCTGCTTCTGAGCTAAATCATTGTAGAAGTTCATCATCGAACCGGCACTGTCACGCTGATTGGAGGCGTTGGTAAAGACGTTCTGAAGTCCTGCCATCGTTTCGTGTTGGCTCTGTACCTGTAATCCGGCGTACTGGTTTGCACCAGTCTGAGCAGCGGTGTACTTAGCCATCTGTCCGTTAACGACTTGCTGGTTAGAAGCGATGTTATTGTTTAAACCATTAAGCGCACCAGCATTAGCAGCTGCAAATCCACCGGCATTCTGGCCCCACTTAGAGGCAGCAGTGTTAGCGAAGTCCGAGTAAGCCGACAATGCACCAGTAGACTGATTAAGGTTATTAGTGGCGGCGGTCATCTGGGCTGGATTATAACCAAGATTACCCTCTTGAGTTGCTAAGTTACTCGTGTACTGATTACCAGCGTTACCTGCGCCCTGCATATAGGAAGTTTGGTCTTTGACGGCTTGATTGGCGGCGGTGGCTTGATTGGAGAAGTTGTTATATTGGTCACTGTAACCAGCGGCTTTGCTGTTATCGTCAGCTAACATCTGGTTGCCTCGGGTGGCGGCCTGTGCTGCTTGTGCGGCGATTGATGGGTTCATATAAATAAAAACAGCCCTATTAGAATGGGCTGTTGGCCTTTGGTGGTAATTGTACTATATTCCAACCCCTTCAACAAATACATGCAAACTAATCTGTAGAGCAAGACCTGTCAACAGATTAGCGCTACCTATACCATCATTAAACTTTTGAATTATAAAATATATGTTAGTAGCATTAGCAGCGCAATATAGGGTGGCACCATCATCAACTGTTTGTGCGGCTACTAGTCCAGTATCCTGAAAATATTGCTGGTAAAGGTTAGTAGCAGGCGCAGCCGAAGTAACAGTGAAAAGTGCCTCAATAGCTGGCACATAATTATAGCCATGAGGAAAACTAGCAACCGTTGTATATCTGTTCATTACTGGATAAACAGGTTCAGGTGGGTCGGTAGTTATAAGCAACACGATTGACTGGAAAGACGTAGGTACTTGGGTGTCCATCTTAAAAAAAGGATTAGACGTATTCATTAGTACCTGACCACCCGTAGCGGAACTGGTATCACTGCCAGGTGCAGTTATTAATATTCCATAGTCTTGTGTTCCCATATTAGTATTGTATCGTTTTCTGTGCTGCGGCAAACATCGGGTCACGTAATACTACGAGAGTAGCACCGTTATCACCAGCACTACTACTAAAAGAAATCTCCGTTAGAATACCATTACAGTAAGTCGTGGGATACGCCTCGCCACCAAAAGAGGCTATCTTATAATGACCTGTTGTTGACTTAACAAAGCCGTATGACCAGACAGGGAACTGATATTTACTGGTATATTGGACAATCGTTGGATTAGCTGGATTGCATGTAGATTCTGTTTTAACGGCCAGCACTAACGGACTCTGACAACGGGAGTGCACAGCGAAATCACGCATGTCCTTGCTATTAATGTCTTTCTGCGGTTTGACTACTTTAATACCAAAGTTAGGGTCGTAGGGCATTTTATAGGTATCGCCAGGAGCAAGAATATAATCAATATCTTTGCTTAAATCAACTCTGAAACACTTGATATGTAACTTCGTAGACGTGTATAGGAAATCTGAATCAGTGGCATAGTTAGCATCTGTCAAATAGATAGTATTAGAATCAACCGCCAGCATACTCATTATGCGACGCTCAACATTGCCGATACCGCTTAAATCCGGCCCATAAGCCCATATAAAAGCTAACGGCGGATACTTGAGGTTATGCAGAATGGTAGCAGTACCTGACATGCTCGTAATAGGATTGGTTATGGTTGTTTCAAAGACTATCGGTAAACTCGGCCAACTAGAACTAAAGATTAGATTATTACCAGCCGTCTTGTTAGCATCATAGCCCGGCTTGCTTATCTTAAAGCCTACATTAGTCGGTTGAGCGTTCGTACTCCTGTTATCGACAGCCATCTAAAATCCTGAGGGTGAAAATCCCATCACCATACGATTTTGACCGTTAGAGTCTTGTATCGTGGTACTACCTTGGATGTTCTGTTGACCGCTATTCTGTCCACTGACAATGTTAGTCGGACTCATTTGGGCTTGCATCTGCTGGGCGTAGATAATGCTTTCTAATGATACGTAGGGAACAGTACCAAAGGTATTACTAACCTTACCAGACATACTCGGGGCAATCTGAAAGTTCATGTTACCAAAGGTCGCCGTGTACATCTCCATTGGCGCACCGGTAGTATTGGCTGCTAGCGTATTGGCTTGACTGTTAGGTTGCATTAACTTCCCTCTCGCTGGTCATCGACACGTACATCTTCCTCAGAATTTAGGGGGTCAATCTCGTAAACGATGCCGGTAATAGTAGGTATCGTTGCCGGACTGCTACAAGTGCCTGTGAAGCCCCACTGGGCCTCGTAGAAGCGTCCTGGCTCAACATCTATAACAATACTCGTATCACCAGTCGCAGGCGAGTAGGCGGTACTTGTAGTCGGGTCAGCGCTAATCTGTGCGCCACGTTCAGTAGAAACCCATGCCGTCAGAGTAGCATTAGCGGGCCACGGTAAGAAGTTAACCTTATAACGGCCAGCATTCTTCTGCTTATAGCGCACGCCACCGTCATAGATTAAACTTGTCCAGCTAAAGACTGAAGCGGCCGGGGAACTGTTGTTAACCATATCAAGATAGTAAGTCGTGACACCAGCTACTGTTTTACGACTCGACACATACATCGTATCGACGAAGTTCTGCACCATACCGATTTGCAAGTTATTAGTTGCCGAGTAGTTGTAGGTAGCATTGCCTAGCGCATAGCTGTAACCGAAGCTGTTAGGATAAATCAGTTCCACGGCCCCCCAGGAATAAATGCCGTACTTGAGGTTGACGTTAGTAGTGACGCTTGGATAACCTATCATGAGTAGGTTGTAACGGGGGGCCATCATGTGAGGGTTAACAATTGTCGTATCGGTCGTACCAAGATAGTCAGTATTCTGGTAAGCAATCGGCCGTACTTTGATGACCTGCTGACCACCGCCCCACGCATACAGCGCACCGGCAGCTATGAAGTAGGTAATATTGTTAAACGTATAGACGCTGTACGGTGCGCCCATCGGTATAACTATCTTAAAGTTATAGCTGGCGTTCTGACCATCCCAGAAGTACAGCGCACCCTCTTGGTAGTTGTTGGTGGTACTGCTAACGCTGCGCTTCTCGGCAGCGATTACTAGGTACTGGTTGTTTTGACTTAGGCCGCAGATTTCATAGCCAGCGTCGATAGGAAAGCGCTCCCGTTGCCAGACGTTGTTGCTAGGGTTAGCGTCATTGCTAAAGTTGTAAGTACTCAAGTATTGACCGTTACCGACACACAGCAGGAAAACATTACCCGTAAAGATGGTCGCAGGGTGCCAGCCATTATTAGTCTTGACCATGCGGTAGTTAAACAAAATCATGTCAGCAGTACTTAAGTCTACGGTTGTTAGAGTACGCACCTTTGTATCGGCCACGGTGCTGGTAATATGCCAGTGATAAGCAGCCGACAGGCCAGACTGAATTGCGCCTGTAAATGACCGGATACCGGGTGCCGCAAACACAAACTCGTTATAGCCGGTTGTCAGACTAGCGTGGGCGATAGTAATTGCTGCCAGTGACCTGTTAAAGCCATCGTGAAGCGTTAACGTGACATTACCCGTACCAACAGTGTCTACGTAGACAGCTATCGAGTAGAACGGCTCTAAATCAGGCGCAAACGGACACTTGCCAGTTAGGACAGTCTCGGCCGGTATGCTGGTCGGCGTGGTGTAGAAAAGGGAAGTCGCATTAGTTGTGACTTGACTGGTAGCAGTCACGCCCTGCGTAGTGGCTAAGTTAAGCATGTTATTACGGGCGGCACCGTCATAGTTAGTCGAGACTGAGTTGTATAAGTTAACCACTCCGTTAGCACTACTAGCCGACTTACCAAACTGAGCGTCTTTTAAGGCTGGACTGCTAGCTAGTGGCCCGTACATGCTGACGCTCTGCTGGCCTGTGATATACAGGAAGTCTGACAGCTGGTTATAAACGATACCGTAACCGCTTGTCTCTGTAGTGGTGGCAACCTTAGTCAGAGTGTTGCTAGTATCTAACTTGTACAGATTTCCAGCATTACCGATTAGCCAGCGATTGCCAGTGGGGTCTTGTACCATATCAACTGGCAAGTCTACTAGTACGGCACTTGCGCCAGACACGGCTGCCAAGCCCGGCAAGACGGACATCTGACTAGCTTTGCTGCGGAAATCTAGCCCCTCAGAAGCGTAGAACGAGTTAGACACGCCATTTTTGAAGTCGATCGACTGACCGCCCTCGAAACTTGCCATATTAATCAGGAACTTATTGGTGTCGCCGGGGCCTTTACCTGCCATTATTTAACCTGTCATTCCTGTAGGGGGAATACCAAACAAGTTATAGCTGTAGGAATCTAACGACTGCAAAATCTGCCCAGTACTCTTAGCAGCGTAAACCTCTTTATACTGTATCAGTAAGTCTTCAAACAGTTGCTTGTAACCGGCTGCCGTAGCAGCGTCTTTACGCTTTAAGTAGTAGTTGTAAGCAGGGAAGTAGACCATAGCCATGTGATAATCCTCTGGGATATCTGGTACTTGACCGATCAGACTTGCTACCCCGGACTTAGTTGGCCCTAGGTAGACATTCTCAAGCGTAATGGAACTGGAACTTGTGTAGCCGACTATTGGGTACCAGTTACCATCACTGCCGTCTGTTACCTGTAAACTCATACCGACCATGTTAGCGTTGAACAGTGCTGATGATGCTACCGTAACCGAGCCATTAGTAACATTAATCGCTGGCGTAGCGTCATCGAGAGACATATCTTTTAAGCGTGGTTCGTAAGAAACAATCAAGCCGTTAGTAGCATTAGCAGATGGTACTGGGTAGAGTTCTAACTCATTCTTCCCCCGTACAAAGCCTGTCGTAGGTATGCCGACAGTCATAGCCGGTACGAGTGTTAAGCGGTTCCACATCTCCTCAGAGTCTACAAGCGTCACTGGCAGGGTTAATCCGCCACTGGTTACTTTGACAGTCGTTATGCGTACCATGTCCTGCGGGAACGTGTAACGGGCTTGTGAGGCGACTAGGTTAGTCGTAACCTCTTTACGTGTCCAGTAGCGACGGCTGGCGTTCTTGAAGATTCTAACAGCCTGATTAGCGTCCTGTTTTAGGTTTGTTAGGGCTAGGCTGTTTGTCGTTGGGCTAATGCCGACTATATCGCTACTTCTGGTGTATCCTTGGGTGAAAGTTAGCATTTGTTTGTCCTTATGGGGTTATTGTATATCATTACTTGCATTCGCCGGTGTTACCATAACACTCATAGCCTCTGCGTGCCTTGTAACATAATCCAAATTTGTGAAGTAGATATTTCATATTTAGGCACCGATAGCCGTCCACTGGGCATACACAGTATTGGAAGTTGACCAAGTACCGCCAGATGTGTTAACAGTCCAGGCAAACCCTGTAGTAGTTAGGCTTTTGGCGATAGCCCAGGCACCATTGACATTTGCACCACCAGCACCCAGTGTAGCGGTAACACCAGCCGTATCACCGCCGAAAGTAATAGTAACTATGGGTACATTAGTGAAGGCAACGGGGAAGGTAATTGTTCCACCGGCAGCCCCAGTACCATTGCCTTGTGTCGCAACCCAACCTGTTTGTACTTTAGCAACTGTCTCGGCTATATTACTGCCGTTATTCCCCCTATTTGTTGAATAGGAAGTAATCGCACTCCCACCAATATTCGTTAGTGTATTATTAGCCCCTGATATAGTCTTATTAGTCAACGCAACCGTAGCAGCATTCTTAGTAGCATCACTAGTATTATCAACATTACCTAGTCCAACATCACCCTTGACAATACCAGTTGGCGTAGTAAGCGCAGGCGAAGTAGACAGTACCACGCTACCTGTACCAGTAGAACTAGTTACGCCACTGCCCCCATTAGCAACTGGCAAAGTACCAGCAACATCAGTAGTCAATACAGCTTGTGCGTAGGCAGTAGTACCCGTTCCAGTACCACGTAACAGAGTACTTGCAACCGGCGTACTAGCACCAGTACCTACTTTTGCCTCTAAAGCTTGAATAGCCGTTATTTCGAGTACATGGGTGCCAGCATGCGATGGATTGTTAGTAAGACTACCAGCACCGGGCTGTGGAATGCTATCAAGGCTTGCTGGAAATGACACTTAGTTAGCCCACCCTGTAACATTCTTATTGTTAGTCGTGTTCGTGACCATCTGCAAGTAGTCATAGGTATAAGAATTGTCGTAGGTAATCGTTGCGTCATCGTATGTGTAAGGCGTTAGTTGCATAGATTCATTAGCCCAACTACTAGGTGTACGGGGTGTTACCGTAAAGCTGGTCTGGTTCTTGACCACGTTATTAACCCACGCCGACCCACTTTTAGTAACGGTCGCCCACGGGCTAGTACTCTTACTACTACTGTTCCAAGATGTTACGCTTTTAGCCATCATTTATCCTCTGTTAATAGCAGCTAAAAAAGAAATTGCAAACCGTACTTGCTGCAGCTGATAGATAGATATTAGCCTGACGAGCACAAGGTACAGTGACCTGTTGCCCGGCCGGTATGCTAAACGATGCGCTTGAAGTACTGTCTTCTGAGACTTGCAAGGCGTTCGTAGTGCTGATGATAGTAAGCGATACTGCGTTAAGCGGTACAAGCAGCGTAGCCGTTGTGTTGACTGTTAGTGGGGATGCGTTAGGCGTACCTGTAATATCTACTGTTTGAAAGTAGTTTGCTGAACCAGTTAATGCTACCCGGTTGCCGTCTGTTACTGACCCACCTAGTGGGGTTGATTGTTTTAGTCCGCTTTGTGTATAACTCATTAGATTCTCCTGTTAAATAAAAACAACCCGAAAGGAGTCGGGCTGTATGTTTTGCCTATGGTGGTAGTGTACTATATTAGTTAATAATTATCCAACCGATAGTGCTAGTATCAGTAGCAATTGAACTATTGATTACAAAAGATGTTCCAGCTACTACAGTACCTTTAGATAGTACCCCTACTGTTCCACCGACTAGCTGACAAGTTAGCATAATGATTGAATTAGCTGTTACAGCAGTTGTTGAAACGGTTACCGTACCAGCTACTAGCACAGCAGTTCCGATAGAAGCATTCGTGCCGGTGCCTATACTTAATTTGTTGCCAGTAGTAAGCGTTAGACTGCCAGCCTCAATTAACACACCTCCAGTCTTAACATCTAGTCCTGGACCCGTTCCAGCGTTATCTACTTTTAAAGTAGCTCCAGTGGTACTAGCATTAGTTGACCGAAGCCAAACTAAAGGTGAGTTGGTATTGACAGCATTACTGTTGACGTACAGGGCAAATTTGTTAGAAGCCAGAATTCCGTTTTGGATAATATCTAAGCCCATGCCTGTACCGTTGTTCGTGATGAGTTCAGCCGTTGGGTTATTAGTAGTATCACTCTGAGTAATGGCTAGTGAGGTAGCGTTGCCACCGCTTGGAGTGGTGACGATTAAACTATTAACTGTACCGAGGCTAAAACCAACATTACTGGTGCCAGAAACACCTAAAACTGAGATTGTTGTACTGGTATTTGATATGAGTATCGGGTTAGTCAAGTTCCCAGACAGAGCGCCGCCGACGACGCTACAGTTAGCCAGGGCACTACCGCTTCGCAGATAGATACCGTACCGCTGGGTCTTGGTGTTCTGATTATCGAAACAGTGGTTATTGGCCAGTGTCAGGTTAGTAATAGGGGTGTTAGCATTAGGGTTAACGTTGATGCCGTCATGGAGAGCGTCTAGCGTACCGTTGTTATAGATAAGGTTGCCGGACACGTCCAGACAGTCGAGCGGCTGGTAGTTACCGCCAGTGATAATCTCGATGCCGTCATAGCCATTGCCGTAGATGCGGTTGCCAGCAATCGTGCCGTAACCGCTGCCAGCGTAGATACCGTAGAAAGTGCCATTCTTAATCGTATTACCCCTAGCACTAACGCCGTCGGAGTGAGCGAAAATCTGGATACCATAGAGGATAGGATTGGTGAAGACGTTGTGGTTGATCTGCGTACCGTCAACAGCATGCCCTACGACCTGGGAACTGCCAAAAACCGTACCGGCTCCAACCGGGTCAACCGCCATAGCTACGGTAAAGGTTGTAGTAGTCGGCGTACTAGCTATATAGAAGTAGCCGTTATAACCGGCGGGGGTAACACCAGAGACCGTGACATACTGCCCAACCGAGAAGCCATGGACGGCACTAGTGGTATAAGTAGCTACTGAAGCTGTCCACGAGGAAGCCGTCAGAGTCTTACTGATATTGGTTACCCCAACGAAACAACTAATCAACGACCCATAATCATAGTTATTGTTGAACTGGACGTTTGGCGTACCTGTGTTGCGGTAGCCAGCTTGGCCGCCGTTAATCGAGATGTTATCAGAGAAGATGTAGGAAGCTGTATTTCCAGTACCGACGTTATCAGCCTCGATTAAGAAGTTGTTGTTCTGGTTGCCGATACAGATATTATTACTAATCACCATGTATTCGGCAGTATTAGACCCGGAGGCGATACCGATACCATTACAGCCTAGAATTGAGGCAGAAATCTGGCCAAAAGTGGTAGCTGTGCCGGGGTTTACGGATAGCTGTAAGTTGCCGGAGTTGTTGCTGGTATCAACCGTGAAAGTAGTAGTCGTCGGTACACTAGTCACCCTGAAGACACCATTGTACCCCACCGGCACCATACCGGTTATGACAATGTAATCGCCAACTGAATAACCGTGGGCTGTACCGGTAGTCGCAGAGAACGTATTAGCGGTGTAGGCCATAACGGTGATAGCAGCGACTTTACTGAAACCGCAACGCTGGACGATACACTCGGTAATAGTCACGCCGGTATAATCATCAGCCCCAAGGCCGGTAGCAGTCGTGTCGTGGACGTTGAGGCGCATCAACTTACAGTCTTTAAGAGAGGAAGCGTTGAAGCCTTTTTTACCATTGGTGTTGAGCATGTTACTGCCATCGAGTTCCATGTCGGAGATAATGCCGTTAGTGTAGGGCGTAGTTGAGTTATAAGTACTATAGTTGTCCAGTATGCCAAAGGTTGAACCGCTGACGGTCGTCACCTTAGTCTGGAACATGCCTTGACCCCTTAGCCAAACATTATTAAGCGGCACGACTGACGCACCCAGAGTAAATGTACCGTCTAGCAGGTCAACAATACCGCCATTAGTCAGGGCGTTGGCGGCCACTATGGCCGCGTTTATCTCGACGTCATTAGCGGTGTTATTGGCACAGGTGTAGTCAGCTGGACGGGTATCGCCGAAAGGGGCAACTATGAAGCGGGTCGTGCGTTTATTCGGGTCAGTAGTACGCAACTGTCCAAGCAATGGATCAAAGACAGTGCCCATCCTAGCTCCAGACTACTGTAGTTATCACGGCCTTAGTAGAATCGGTGTAGTTCACGGTTTGAGTTGCTTTTGTAACGCCTGCCAATGTATATACATAAACATCGCTCGTAGTATTAGAGGTATACGTCATAGTGTCATAGGTCGTAGGCTTAAGTGCTACTGATGATGAACTAGATACTTGCAACAGGTGCGTAGTAGGGTCAGCCTCTAAAACAACAGGCGTAATACCATCAGTTGTACTAGCAGCCAGTAAAAAAGGCACACGGTTAGCATCTCGTGGTGCAGAGTAAGGCGAACCTGAGCGATTAGACATTACGCCTATTCTACGTTATAAAGTCGATCTCTGCTAGTCTGACGATGACGCTTCTCGGCCATGTCTAGTTCTTCACGTTGCAGCGCATCACGTTTCGCCATGATTTCACGCTCTTTTACGTCTAGTGTACGAAGCTTTTTATCTATTTCTGTCTGCTGTTCGGCAGTTCTGTTAGTAACTATGACAAGTTGCGATTCCTGCTCAACAACATCTGCTTGTAATTGGTCTAACTCAGACTGTTTTGTATCAACACCAGCTTGCAAACGGTTGATTTCTACTTCCATATCATCTCTAGCCTGGTCTAAATCGACTGTAAGCACTTTAAGATTATCGCTTACGTCATGCAAAGCTAACTTACTCTCTTTTAGCACATGCTTGGCTTCGGTAATCTCGTAGTCAATACCACGGAGTCGAGTATTGCCCGCTTCGGCTTGGTCGTTAATCGCAAACTCTTGCCGTTTGGCATACTTTTCACGCTCTTGGATAGACAGTTTAACAGTATCCAGCTCTTGCTTGGCTGCTTGGAGCAGTAAGTCTTGCCGTTGTTGCGATTCTATGTATTTAGCCTTCAAATCGGCTGTCCGTCGGTCATAATCGACTTCCATGCTGGCTATCCGTTTAGTATGTTGGTCAATTAGGTCTTGACGGCTGCGTAACTCACTGCTCAGAGTGCTAAACTGCTTATCTTGTAGTTCAAAACGAGTATTTAGCTGGGCTATATCAGCCTCTAGTTGTTCGGCCAGTTGTTCACGGGTTACGAGGTAAGCTTCCCGAGCGTCTAGTTCCCTAGACCGTCTGGTTAGCTGGTCGGCCGGGGCCACGCTTGGCTGGTTCATAGCTCTCGCCCCCTTCAGGAAGCTTTGCGACGCTTGTTGATGTAAAGCTAGGTACTTCTTTACCAACTAGAATACGGTCAATCCAGTAGTCTTGCTGAGTACCATCAGCGTAGTTGAAAGCTCTAGCCACGCCCGGCTTAAACTCTACCTTAGCCAGTACTTTTTTAGCGGTTAGTTTCTTGTAAAGTCCTTCAATCATCAGGTAAGCGTTACCACCGACAATGACATCCGTCTCACCGGCTCCTAGTTCCCAGATTTCAGGTTCAGAGCGGCGAGTATGACGGTGCATACCATCGGTTGTGTACTCGTACTCTTCGTTAGCTTCAGGCATGTACTGCCACATGTACGGCTCATCATCGACATTAATAACTTTGACGTATTCGTGAGCCTTAAACCGTTCCATCAGGCGTTCCTGAAAGGACATCTGATTAGTGTTTGGCTGTGTACCGTACGGCTTTACATCGTTCGTCGCTGTTTTGGTTACTAATGGCATTGATAACTCCCTATTAATGCCACAAAAGAGGATATGATTGGCCTGCTAGAGGGCTGTTGTTTCATGTACGCTAAATATAACACATATGCTTACCAAGCAAAAGAGACCCCTTTCGGAGCCTCTTTTGTTCTCGCAGTGTCTCTACTAGCTTACGCTAAGCTGCGGTAAAGATACCAGTCTGAGCAGTAACCCACCAAGCAGTACCATCACATACTAGTGTGATTGCATCGCCAACTACTGCTGTAGCTTGGGTGTTTGTTAGTGTAGTACCACTAACCGCTGTTCCTGTGGCCGCAGTCTTAGCGTGAACAGTCCCGCCTGTAACGGTAAATCCAGCTGTAGTACTAGCAGTCGTAAAGGTAAACTCTAGACCATTAGCAGCCGTTGGTAGCGTCCAAGATGGACTACCACTGGTCGCACGGTTCTGAAAAGTACCACCAGATTGTGCGGCGGTTAATACAACTGTCGCACCGACTAATGCGCTCTGTACAACAGGAGAGGTTACTCCCGTAACTCCACCCGATACTGCAATTCCACCGGTCGCAGTCAATACACCTGTTATTGCCACAGTACTACCAAAGGTAGCTGCTTTGTTTGTGTTCAAACCGTCTTCACGGACAACTTGAACGTACTTCTCTAGTTTGCGATTTGCCATGCTAAGTACCCCCCCTTAAAGGGTAATATTGTTTTTAGGAGTTAATGTTTAGAACAACTGAAGCCGTACCGCTAGCAGCCGAGGCTTTAGCCCAGCCGATGTTACCAGTCGTAGCAGCGGCAATGATGACATAACCGGCAGTACCGGCAAGGTCAACAGCGACACCAAGGCCAATAGTGGCGGTGGTTGCTTTGACGAATGCTTTACCACCAGTTTGTACCCAGCCGTAGTTAGTGACAGTAGCGCTGTTAGGAACAGCGTTAACAGTTACACCAGCCGGAGCGTTACCGGTCAGAGATGGGCTGGCACCGTTAAAGTTTGACAGTACCAAGTTAGCGGTATCAGTGCCAGGAATCAAGGTAGTGACACCTTGTGGCAATGGGTCGGCTAACGTGACAGTCACGTAACCACTAGCAGCAGCTGCAGTGTTACCGTTGATCCGAAGACTGTAGGTAAGGTCAGCAGCACTAACAATTTCTAAGAACTGAAACTGGTTGACAGTCACAGCGGTTGCGCCGTTAGTCAGAACCAAAGTACGTGAATTGGCGACCAAGTTACCAGTGGCTTGTCCACCAGTACCAACAGCCGTAATGGCTAGACCAGTCGAGTTAGCCGGTGCGGCTGGGCCAGTACAGACGAGACCAGCTGAAATAGCTGACGTACCGCCAAACTTAGTGTACTGAAAAGTACGACCATCTTTAGTCTTACCCAAAGCGCCGAACTCTTCTAACTGGGTCACACCAAAGGTATTCAGGTCAGCAGCGGTAAGTGTTTTATATCCATTTTCCATAGAATCTTTGCCTTTCTAAGCTTAGTTGCTCATGATAGAAATTAATTTGCCGTTACGTCGAGGTTGCTTGTGGATCAAGTTACCCATAAGTATTAATAGGCCGACTTCACCGTACTGGTTAACAGGACTCATCAGTTCACGCATTTGGAAGGCGCTAGGCATTGGAACGTCCTTGTAGAAACCTTCGGTTACTTCAACAGTACTACCGATTTGGTTCAGGCTTGAATCAATCAGGCGCTTAAACTCAAGGTAGTGTTCGTTTAACCAGAAGAAAGTACCAGTCGTACAGTTGTCATCAGCGACCAACGGACGGCCACGGTAAACGAGGGCGTTAAAGCCACCGAATGCGGTAAGTCCTTCAGTTTTGCTAGTGACACCACCGGGAGGCGTACCGCCATCAACACGGTCGTAACCGTGAATACCGATAGTCTCGTAACGACCTTGTACCATAGGTTGCATCAGACCTTCAACGAAAGTCCAGTCAGCCTTAGTGGTGAGGCCGATGGTTGGGCTTTCACCCTGTGAACCAGCCGCGCTAGAGTTGTCAAACTCGCTACTTAAGTAGTCAAGCGTAACGATACCACTAGTAACAGTCGTAACGTCACCGTTGATGTAGGCGTTGCTAGAACGAATCACACCAGCGTAGGCGGCACTGTTCGTACCAGCATCGACAATCAGGCCAAGACCGTCAAAGTCTTTACCTGCACCGACACCGTAGAACATAACACCGATGTTCTGGGCAGCAGAAATCTTTGCTTCGTCCATGCGGGTAGCGAGAAGGCGCAAAACTTGCTTTTCGTTGTTAGCGTTGACGGCACGTTCGATACCGGGTACGACAACTGACTGCTCGTAAGCGGCCACGTACCAAGTAAGAATACGGGTGTTGTTGGTAGCAGCCGTTGGGAAGGTGTCCATGCCTGAGAATGAACCACCGGTAGTGCTGTTAGCAATGCTGATAGGTTGGTTCTCGGTCACACCACGCCAAGTGGATGGTTTGCTCAAGACTTTTGCCATTAATATGTTTGAGTTGTTGATTTGGTCAACAACGCTCGGCAGAATCTCCTGATAGGTGATGTCTACCACTCGGTCAGTAAATGTGATACCAGCCATGTATAAATCCTTCTCTTTTAGTTAAATTAAAAAAGACAACAATGCCGGTGAGGGCTATTGTTGCCTTGATAATTACAAGAATACTGACTAATCAGCAGTATTGCAAATTATTATTTGTCAAGCAGAGTTTTGATGGCTCGCTGTGCATCTACGAAGTGCGTCGATTGGGTCGCACCTTGCAGAAACTCGGCTATCTTAACAGCTTCATCTTCAGTGATGATTTTCTTGTGTTCTAGGATGGCTAGTATGGTGTTTAAGTTCATTAAAAGTCTCCGTTATCAATCCTGTTAAGCAGGTCACGGGTCGTAGTACCAGCTTTGACGGTTGGGCGTACAACATTGTTGGCGCTCATGCCCCGTGACGTACCGACTTTATCAGCGATACCTTTACGCTCAGTGTCTTCGTCCTTCTGGGCAACGTCTTGCTTCTTAACATTGGCGTTCTTCTGAAATACGTCAAACGCCTCTTTGAAGCCAATATGCTTATAAGGACGGCCTTGCTGGTATTCTTTCATGTACTGGTCGTTACGCTTGCCCATGATGTCGAGTACTTCAGCCATCTGCTTACTAGCTGGGTCATCGTCAAAGCCTTTAGAGCCGGGCTGTGACTTGAACTTCGGAAAGTCACCGTCTTTTTGCAACTCGGCAACATCCTGTCTAATACCTTCATTCTCACGGGTCTCGAAGTCAGTTGCTTGGGTCTGTGACTGTTGGTTACGGAAGCCACCAACTAAGCTTTGCGCCTTAGTCTCTAAACGGCCAAAGCCTTGCTGAGCACTAAGTAGATCAGCCTGACTGCCGAACTGGAAGTCTCTTGGTATCTGGCTTGGGTCATAGACCTTTAGCTCAACCTCTTTAGCATCGTCACCTGTGCCACGAATACCACGAATAATCATTGGCTCGCCAATATTATCAAGCACATACTTCTGCTCAGCAGCACTTAACTGAATACCAGACGCATCAGTAATCGGTGCATCGGGAGTCTTTGGCGCATCGACCTCTAGGGCATCGTCTGCGGTGTACTCTTTTTCGTCTTCCTTTTTCTTGTCGTCTTTAGGCTTCTCAGCAGGCTTGTCTTCTTTGACTTCCTCGATGCGCTTGCCGTCTTTGTCGTACTTGGGCGTGATTGGCTGGTCATCTTCTTCAGGTGGCTTTTTAGCGTCTGGTTTCTTATCCTCGACTACTGGCTTGGTATCGGCTACTACTGGGGCAGTCTTAACCTCGTCTGCGTCAGTAATATTGTTTCGGGCGATGGCCTCTTCGACACGTAATTCTGTGGCGTTCATAGGGCTGTGTACTCCTTTAATTGATTTACTTATTATCCCATAGGGGGCGGTTGAATACTACCTTCGGGCGGTAGTCCACCAGCGAACACGCTTTGTGGTGTCATTGGTGGCTGTTGTGGTGGCATACCCATCGGGGGGCCTTGTGGAGGCATCATTGGGGGTGGTTGCATAGGGGGAGCTTGCATCGGCATACCTTGAGGTTGACCCATTTGTGGCGGTGGTATCATGCCAGGTTGGCCCATGCCAGGTTGGCCCATGCCAGGTTGGCCCATGCCCGGCTGCATCGGTGGCTGCAATGGTGGCAGCGGTGTACTAGGACGTAATGCTTGAGCAGCAGGTTCTGTATCAGTAGCCATGTCAAGCTCTGTACGGACTTCTAAGCTGTCCAGACACTCGTTAACGTAATCTAAGAACTTCTTTTGCTTGTCTTTCTTAGCGTGAATAAAGTCATCGTTAAGCATTAACTTACGCAAGGCCAAGACGTATTCTTTTTCAGGATTCTCTTTTTTATCAACTTTCTGGCCTGCCATGATATCTTGATAGACTACGTACGCCTCAGACTCATCAACAATGTCTAGTGCGTCACGGGCTAGACTCATCGGGTCAGCTTTCTGTTTAGCCCAGTTGTCATATAGCTGTTGCGGATTATCGAGTTGCAGTTGCTTGTAAGCGTCCAGTAAGCTAATAGCTTCTTTATCAAGTAACTTCATCACGATAGCCTCAACACGGCTACGATCAGGGCTGGCAGGCTTACCGGCCTTAACACGGATGCCCTCTTCAACCAGGCCACGCTTCAGGGTCACATAATCAAACTCACCGTCACCCGAATCATGGACAAAGCTGTGCTCTTCGTCGTACCAGACAATCATCATCTGGACTAGGTACTCGTAGTAATCGCCCAACATACGGGTAATGGCCCGCACCATCTTGTCCTGTATACCGCTTGACTGATTCTTCTTAACCATAACCTCGCCCAGTGTCGGGTCGCCGTCATCAGCCTGCGAACCTGTAAAGTCAGTCGGCGCACCTAGTAAGTTGCCAACCTGCATACGGGCATCAATCTTACTATTAGCGATGAAGTCAGGTAATTCTTGGGCTTGTATCTGATGTACTAGCTGGTCAACAGCCTGTCCGTTGGTCTTAATGACCAGCTTCTGGTTAGGGTCGCCGGTTAAGTTCTGGGCATCATCCTTAGTCAGACCGCTATCAGTTGAGATAACCAGCATACCGTTAGCCTTAGCCGCGACTTCACCAATCTGCCGACCGAGCCGGTTAAGCACTTTCTGCTGTTCGATAGCCTGCTCAACTGGCGATGTGTCATCAATCAGGTGGTCGCCGTAGTTGACTAAGTTACCAAAGATAAACGGCTTCTTAGGGAACTTAAGCAGGTTCAGATTCTCACTAGCATATAACCAGTTCGGGTTACGATCTTTCTCAAGCACCAAGTCTTCAAAGTACCAAACAACGCCCTCGACTGGCTTATTACCTACGTAGTGTGTGACCCAGACTTCCCTTACGGCTATCTCTTGGCTCATCTGCTTAGTGGTCTTGCGCTGGATACCTAGCTTCTTCTGTATTTCTTTAGCCTTGCTCGGATACTCAGCCAGCAGTTCATCAACCGACTTCTTCAGCACGTGACAGACAAACGCTGGATTGCCACCTAATGCGGTGTTCTTGTCAAGGATAATGTGTTCCGGGTTGATTGCCTCGCTGATTATCTCGCCATGCTTGCCGTAAAGCTTGTCGTAACGAAACTTAATAACGCTAATTCTCTTGAGGCGGATGTTACGTACCGATAACTCAATGATGCGTTCTAGGTCAACAACATCCTCACCATGCGCCTTAATAGCTTTCTCAAGATCACCAGCGAACAGCTTGCTGCGGTCTTCCTTACTAGCTGGTATGACAACCGGGCCAGCTATCTGCGCTGTGACATAGGCTGTGATACTCTCTTCGCCTAAGAATATCTGGTTCTCTTTATAGGCTTTCTGGTGCTTGTACAGGCCAGCCTCGTCAATCTTACCGAGATGGTAGCGAACGTTCTCGTTACGAACATTCTTAAGGTCAAAGCCTTTAGCATCGTTCCAGTAGTCACGTGATTCATTGATACGGAAGTCGAGGTTCTTGATGATATCTGCGTCGGAGATGTCTAAGGACAGACTGGGCAGCTTATCAATCACACCGGACTGTTGGCTAATGTTATCTACGGTGGTGTTGTCATAGACAGGTGAAGTGCGATCGTATTGTACGCCCATTACTTAGTAGTCTCCTCTGTTAATTTACTAAACTTATAGTCGATATGGTCTTTTAACTCTTGCTGATGGCGTGCGTGTTGCTTCTTAAGTTTGAAGTAGCCAACCATCCATAGAGGTACTGACCAGATAACCGTAGCAACTAAGTTGCCCCAGACGTTCATATATAGCCAGTGTATTAGTTGCATGAATACTTATTTTATAGATATGATTGACAAATAAAGCTTGTCTTAGTGCGTAGTATACATCACTGAAACAAAACTGAGTAGGGAGTCTTGCATGAGTGACAAATGTACTCGATGTAGTTACTACTTGGCGGTAAGTCTTTAAAGCTTGCCCCGTAAGCATTGCTGACTAGGATATGACTACTATTAACTTTGAACAGCACACGCTTGCAGTTAAAGCAGTGGTACCAAGTCATCTCTACTGCTGGCTCCTGACTAGCGTAGATATACATCGTTATCATCATAGCCATTACCAGTCTCCCTCTATGCTTTCTTTGATAGCCCGGCCCATGTTATGACTAAAGCCCTCAGCTAGGCCAGTCTCAGGATTAGTTATAAACGAATGCACCACACGGTCAGCTGGACTAAGTGTCTCAACCACACCGGCCTGTGACCCACTGTTGCGCCAGTAAGTCTCCATGCGGTAACGTATTGCGTCCATTGCATGATTGAACATGTCAATCGGTTTGTTAAGCACTTTGCCGTCACGATCTACTTCCCACATGTAATTGCGATACTCTTTGATAAGATTAGTAGACTGCTTAGGTACACTGATGCGCTGGTCTTGCATGAACGCTATGCCTTGGTTAATACTGCCTTGACCCTTTTGCGCCGGCTGAATGTTCACGCCAAAGCTGCGTATCTCGTCAATGCTCTTAGGCTCACTACTATCGGCATAGACCGTAGACTGCGGACTATCTAAGTTAAGAATGACATCAGCTATCTGCTTATTGCTTAAGCCTTTTTGATACAACACTTCCTCTAAGATAAAGCCGCCATTGTACTTGTAGACATTTATAAGTGCCGTTGGGTCGTTGCTATAGCCGAAGTCTAGGCCACGCCCTTCTAGCTTAGCCTCATGCGGTATGTCATACAGTTCAATATCCCAGCCACGAAATACCTTGCCCTCAACCTCGCCAAGCTTACCCTCGCCGTAGACACGCCACCATTGCTTGTTATGTTTGTGACTCTCGATATCATCAACAATCTCCTGGCTAAGGGCTTCATTGTCTTTGTACGTCAGTGTTAAGAAATCATGGTCACGGTTTGGCATAACTTCCGTGTATGCCCAGAACTCGTTGGTAGGGTTCCAGTCAATGATAATCAACTCACGAGTACGTACCATCATTTGGTCGGCTGCTTCCCATCTAATGTTATTACCCTCATTCATGTACAATCTGTCACGCCGTGGCCCACGAGTCTTGCTCGGCATATCTGCGCTAAAGAACTCTATCTTGCTACCTGTTTCAAATGTATAGATAAAGTCCGACCTGTTCCACGACGCGTCTTTGTAGTAGCCATGCACCTGCATAATGTTTAGAAAGTCACGCATTGCGCCTTTTTTAAGATGCGGCATTGTCTCACTGACTACGCTAGACAGCTTCGGCTGAGTATCGGTCTGTGCCAGTTGTATGAGCTTAAGCAGACTGCTAATAGTCTTACTAGCACTCGTTCCACCAGCAATACATTGAATACGCTTATTAAGGGATAAGATTTTGCGTGTCGCTGTTGTCTGGCTGTACACTTACTGCTCCTAGAATTGGTATTGGCAAATGTACTGTGTTGTCTATTTGCGATTGATCAACCCAGCCATAATTGTTCTTTAAACTGAATATTGCCATCGTTGCATTGAGTCCGCCTTGCATCGCACGAGACTCGATTGCAGCCTCGCACTTGACTAATGCTCGTTTTATAGTGGGGAAATACTCATCCTTAGAACGATAGTTATACAATGTTTTTCTGTCAGTATCAAGATGAACTGCTAAACCTGTTATTGTAGGCAAGTCGCGTAAAGTATCACATCGTTCAAAATACGCTTCAACAAGTATCGCGAACTCATCGGGATTGTTGAACTTATTAGGCTTACCAGGACGACGATAAGTAACTAACTCAATACTAGATTTAGGGCTGCGGGATATGGCCTTACTCATTCTCTGAATAATAGCACACTACCGTTTCTGTACACCCCCAAAGCCACTATTCTTATCATAAACATAATAACCTTTCTCTGTTCCCTCCTCTACCGAAAAGATTACTGTGTTCTTATCATTCTTCACGAGCGTTGCCTCGCTACCGCTAGGCGTTATAAACACATTGCTCTGCATATCTGTTCTATCAAGCTGTGATGTCTCATGTCCGCACTTGCTACAAGTCGTTACATATCTGTCTACAGCATAGATGTGTAACGTATGCTTATTGCAACTTACGCAGAATAGTTTAGCTGGATTCATTACTTAAGTTTACTCTTAACTTGGCTCGCCTCGATGCGCCAGACGCTATACCGCCTAACTTTCCCGCCCGTCTAGCTAGTTTCTTATTCAACGCAAATCCACTATTATGTCCGTTCTTACCGCCTACTTTACCAGCTTCTGAATGTAGTTTACTCTTGCCGTCTGCCGTTAGGCCATACCGTTTCAAGACAGTTGCTTGAGCTTTTATCGCTCCGGCTTTAGTCTGTGTCATTTGATTACCTTGGTACGCCTGCTAATCTTGCCGCCTACCCTGCCCCACTTTTGAGCAGTTTCCTTAGTGAAGCCACCACCTCGGCTGATCGTGCCGCCCATTTTGCCTACCCGAACGTGAAACTTACTCTTACCATCTTCAGTCACGCCCTCTTTAGCTTTGAGTGCTTTGCTTATGTTC